CGACCCGATTCTTCCTCTGTTGGAGAACATCGGAAAGATCGATGCCATCGAAACGGGATTGTGGTCTGATACGCTCATGCTTGCAGGACGAACGGACTGCATCGGTGAGTACTGCGGCGAACCCGCAATCATCGACTTCAAGACCGCATCCAAGGAGAAGAAGCGTTCGTGGATCACGAACTACTTCCACCAAGCCGCTGCATACTCCTACATGTGGGAGGAACGCACGGGTAAGCGTGTCGAACGCCTCGTTGTATTGATCGTCAACGACGAGGGAACTGCTCAGGAATTCGTGGAACACCGCAACGACTTCAGGGAGGGCTTGGCAAATGTCATCCGCTCCTATTGGGTAAAGAACAACTTCAAGCGGGTACAGGAGATCGCCAATGGCATGGCTCAAAAGACTGCTTGAATACTTCGGGTGGACACTCGCCCGATCAAATGAGATCGTTATTCCTCCAAAAGAGGAGCGATATCATTGCATTCGTTTCATGACAGACCGAGGGGAACAGATCGGAATCCTACTGACAACAGAAGAGTTCGAAACGGGCATTCGTCGTTGGGTGGATACGATTGAGGAGATGCCAATCGAAACCTCAAGCCCCACAGAAGACGAAAGGATTCCGTAATGGGATCAATCATTAACATTGAAGATACTTTTAGCAAAGAGATTGAAGAACTATGCAAGAACCGCAAGGAGGGAAAATACATCGATGCGATTCTTGAACTCTGCGATAAGCATGGAATCGAACCCGAGTCGGTAGCCAAGTTGGTTACCAAGCCGATTCGGGAAAAACTGAAGGCAGAGTTTGAAGATCGAAACATGTTGAGGGGAACAAAGAAATCGTCTAAGTTGCCCCTTGACTGACACACAACACGCGCTATACTTGTCACAATCGTTCACACACAACACGCAACACACAGGAGATACACACATGTCAGGATTTGCAAGCATGAAGAAGAACGCTCAGTCCGCAATCGACAAGTTGTCGAAGGAGATGAGCAAGGTCAGCGAGAAGAAGAACTACGACGATGATCGCTTTTGGTCGCTTGAGCGCGACAAGGCGGGTAACGGCTACGCGGTGATCCGCTTCCTGCCGCCCGTCGAAGGCGAGGACATTCCTTGGGTGCGGCTGTTCAGCCACGGCTTCCAAGGCAAGGGTGGTTGGCTCATCGACAACTGCCCAACTACGGTTGGGAAGAAGTGCCCGATCTGCGAGGCAAACAACGAACTTTGGAACAGCGGACTTGAGTCGAACAAGGGCATTGCCCGTGACCGCAAGCGCAAGTTGTCGTACATCGCCAACATTCTTGTTGTCAGCGACCCGTCGAACCGTGAGAACGAGGGCAAGGTGTTCCTCTTCAAGTTCGGCAAGAAGATCTTCGACAAGTTGCAGGAGGCAATGAACCCCACGGCTCCTGACGAGACGAAGATCAATCCGTTCGACTTTTGGCAGGGCGCGAACTTCAAGTTGAAGGCTCACCTTGAGTCGGGCTATGTTTCCTACGAGAAGTCCGCGTTCCAAACGCCGTCCGAGGTGTTCGATGGAGATGACAAGCGGCTTGAGGCTCTGTGGAAGTCACAGCATGCCCTCGTTCCCTTTGTCGCGCCTGATCAGTTCAAGTCCTACGAGGAACTGAAGGGTCGCATGGATCAGGTTCTTAAGGGTGGCAATGAGGGTTCCGCTACCCGTGCTGAGGAAGCCGAGCCTGAGGATTTCCGCAGCAAGATGAAGGCAACGACTGCTGCCGTGTCCGAGGAGAAGCCTGCAAAGAAGGCTCCTGCCAAGGCTGCGAAGACCGAGGACGATGATGAGGATGCGTTTGCCTACTTCAAGAAGTTGGCAGATGACGATGAGTAAATCCTGACCATGCCGTGGAGGCGCACGACTGCCGCTCAGAAATGGGCGGCTGTTGTGTTATAGGGCAGGACACTCTTGGAATAGCAGGGCACGGAGCGTTGGTTCCGTGTTCCTGTTGTTCGTTGGCATCAACACATTACTTTCGCCACCACCACCATTGACGATGTTGTTCGTGGTCGGGGTGTTCACGACTGCGGTTCCACCATTGTTCATCGCATTCATCTTTGCGGTGGATGTGTTGTTGGTCGCCGTATTGACCACATTCGCATTGTAGGAAGGTGCCGCCATGGGCGCGAACTGTACCTTCCCACTAGGCGTGGCAATCGGAGTAACAGGTGCGGATGAGAATTGTACGGCACCCGTTCCGCTGACTGTCCCCGCATTTTCTGCCATAGCACTTGTAGTTTGTTGTGCGTTGTCTATTACTTCGGCACTTTTTTCTACGGCTGCTTGCAGACCTTCTCCTTCTTCATCATCACTAAACCAACTAGTAACCCAACCAACACCAGGGATATCAGATACCGAAGGAATGGCATCCGTAACCATTCCTAGGATATCGTTAAAGAATGCTACCATTTCCGCATAAAGCCACTTACCAAAGTTGGCGACATCAGCCAAGATTTCCCCGCTTGCAATCCAATCCCATAGAGATGCAAATGCATCGTATGTCAACTCACCCAACTTAACGAGCATTTCTCCGATAAACTTTCCGATTTGGAAGGGGAGAACAATGATAGTGTTGATGATTGTTTTGATCGCAAATATAACCTGAGCAACAGCATTTTTGATAAGCAGACCCACACCAACAACAATAGCCTTGAGGATCTTGCTGAAGATTGATCCCTCGCCTTGAAAGATCGAAAAGATCTTTGAGAAGGCATCGGTGAAGTTTTTGTAGACTGTGGAGAAGTATTCAATCAGGGGTTCAAACACACCCGCGATTCCATCAAACACACCACCCATCGTGGTGTTGAAGAAGTCGAAGATGCTTTGGAAGTCGAGCAAGCCAAAGGTGAGACCGCTGATGATTTGGGCAAGGGCACCCATGATGAGACCCTTGATGTTGCCCAACTGTTGGAATCCTTTGTATGCACCCCAAATGGCATCGATTGCCAACTGGATATAGAAGAAGAACTTGCCAAGTACCTTGAACCCGAAACTAAATGCCTTGCCGAATTGACCGAGGCTTCCCGAAATCCCAGGAAACAACTTCAGAATAGAACTCAATCCCTTTGTGAACGGTTCAAAGATTTTTGCCACACCGCCAAACAGACCCGCTGCGCCCTTGCCAATACCACCAAAGACGGAACCAAGAGCCTTTCCGATTCCAAATGGAAGCATGGTGAGAAGAGAGACGATGAATTGGATCTTCGTCCAAATGTAACCAAGAACTGCGCCGACAGCAACAGTCAAGATAAGAAGAATGGTTTTGAACCAACCGTCTTCTTTCTTGAACATGCCTCCCATGGCTCCCTTAAGACTCTCAATTCCATCAACGAAATTTTGTGCCCATGGTGGGGTTTTGTTGTATGCTTCCGCTTCTCGTTCGGCATCTTTGATGGAGTCTTTATCCATCCTGTCTATCATTCGGATCTCATGACCTTCCAATCGCTGCAATGATTGAATGACCTTTTCCTGACCATCGATCATCTTTGCATCGGCTTCTTTGTTTTCTTTTGTGTCTGCTAGTTTCGCAGCAGTCGCCTCAGATACCTTCTTCTCTTCGATGATCTTCTTGATTCTCTCTTGGCGCACCTTCTCCAAGTCTTTTTGCTGTTGTATTTCGATCCTCTTGAGAATGACATCCTTTTGCGTCATCAAGAATTTCTCGCGGTTCGCCGCAATCTCTTCTTTCGTCGCCTTGGGATTGTATGCCTTGAATCGATCATCCTCGGCCTTAGCGATTTCATCGATCTGATCCTTGATGGTTCCAAGACCAACAAGACCACCCTGCGCCTCTAGACTCTTTCCAAAGTCTTCAGCAGTTTGGGTTCTTTCGTACTCTTTGATTGACGCTCTGAGTTTTTTCTTATCAGCAAGTTCTTCGGCAGCAGCCTTTGCAGCCTCTTCTGAAGCCTTCTTGGCTTTTTCTGCGGCTTCCTCTAAGGCACTCGCCGCTTCTTCTGCGGCTTTGGTCAGGTTTGCCTCCTTGAGAGACTGCGCCATTTCGCCAAAGACTGCGTCCGTCTTGGTTTGAAGTTCACTTGAAATCTTCTTTGCTTCGATCTCAATAGCAGCATTGGTGGAAACAACCATCTTGGTTGCCTCGCCCAAAGACTTGGACATCTCAGCACCAATCGATGCATCGGTTTCTTTCACCGTGTCTCGGAAATCACGAAGAGAGAAAAGAGCCGACATTCGGGCATCTTTCTCATCATCCATCGCCTTCTTGTTGTCCTCCAAAGCAGAAGTAACGGCATTGATTTCTTCAATTGCATCTGAATAACCCGCGTTGATTTTGAGCAAATCACTCTCGTACTTCTTGCGGATGGCTTCAGAACCCTTTACCCAGTTCCCCTGTTCATCGATGTACTTCTTATGGGCTTTGTATAGAGCGTCCGAGTCCTTTTTCTTCTGCTCATCTGCCTTGTGAAGTTTTACAGAGACATCCAAGAGTTTGTCTTCAAGTTGCTTTCTCTTGGCTAGAGTATCGTTGGACTTTTCGACCAACTTCTTCAGGGCTTCCATCTCAGCAAAGAACTTGTCCAATGCCTTGTTAGCATCGGCTGATGGTGCCACAATACCATCTTGATTGTTCGGTGGTGTTGGATTGCCTTGTGTTGGTTCTGCCATCTATCTGCCCTTTACTGTCTTTGGCTCTTCAAAGACTCCATTCTCTCCTTCTCCTCCTTCAAGTGTTGCATCAACAAATCGATGTAGACCCTCCGCTCCCATGGCATCATGCTCTCTAGATCAACTAGCGTGTAGTTGAAGTTCTGCATCATCGCAAAGTTCACGGAGAGCATGTTAAACAAGTTGTCATGGGTGGAGGCTAGGAGAAAAAACTTGTGATCCCCTTCAGAGTTGAGTTGTTCTCATGACCACAATGCTTGCACTTGAATTGAATTTGCTTCTCCAACTTTGGCATCGTTTCCACGAAGGAGAAGAGTTTCTTGAATTGTTCCTGCGTCATCTCTTCGATGAATCCACGGACTTCCTTTGGATCCATTTCGGATGCATTGAAGATCTTCTCTCCCTGATAGACCTTGTCGATTGACTTGACCAACAGGGTGAGTGCCTTGTCGATGTCGCTTTGGGAATCAATGTCCTTCAGATCATCGACGGTGGGGTACTTCATGACTACGCTGATGTCACCCACGATAGGAATGATCTTCTTGTGATTCGGATCGTTCGTGGGGTGGATTTCTTTCAGGTTGATTTCGACCTCATTCGGCAACTCGCACTTTGAACACTTGACATTCGGCTTTGCGGTCTCGCCTACAGATTGGCTACGCAGTTGCAGGAACAGGTATTCCATGTCCACCAACGGCAACTTGAAGACATCTACAACACCATTCGTGCAAGCAGAGATGACTTCGCGGATAGCCGCGTTGATGGTCTTCTCGTCTTTGCTCTCTGCCGCCATGAGAAGGATCTTTTCCTCCTTGACGATGAAGGGTCGGTATTCGATTTTCTTTCCGCTGATGGGAAGAGTTGTTTGGTGCTTGGGTGTTGAAGCGATAATTCCTGCGAGTGACATGACGATCTCCTATAATGAAGAGTTAGGGATAGAATCCGTTTCCAAAGAATCCTGCGCCGAAGAAGCCCTGAGTCTGTGACAGGAGGGTCAGACCCAAGTCGAGTCCACCTTGACGGGGGGTAGAGTAGACAACTCTTCCATCCACGCCACGCGGTAGGTCGTTTACCTTGTATTCCTCTAGTTGCTTGACATATGCCTGCAACACGCTGCGCTGCTGCTGACGCTGTGCATTGAATGCTGCGCGTTCTGCAATCGTTCCCAAAGCAAATCCATTGACAGCCTTGTCGATTCCTGCTTGGCTTGCGGTGAGGATGTCCTTATATCGATCCTTTTCGATGACAGGATATCCCGTGTCGGTGACGGTCGGAATGATGTTGTCGTATCTGATGTTCTCTTCCTGAAGCGGGATCATGTCGTGATACATGAATCCGATGTCGGAGAACAGCGGCTCCTGCACATTGTTGTAGTTCAGGTTTCCGCCGTTCATGTTCATGGAGAATGGATAGACTTCCGTGAACTTGTAGCCGACAACCTTGCCCTGATACATCGCTTCCATCGCCTGTGCGAAGTTCTGAACATGGTTGGGTAGCAACAGGAGATAAACGAAACTGTCCTTGGCGTAGTCATCATAGAAACGCCATTGACGGGTATATGGATTCTGAATGTAACGCAGCCAAGCCTCAAAGAACTCCTTTTCAAACATGTCTGTTCCGACATTGAATTGGACTTTGATGCCCGATGCGTTGTTGGTGTTTCTCTTGTATGGGAAGACGCGGTTTGGGCCTGCGTTGATGTAGTTCTGTTCGGTGCTGTACCAAGTCTGCTCGTTGAGATTGATAGACTTGCATGTGGTAGCCAAACGGGCGACATCGGGAACAAAGTTCATGCCGATGCCATCGCGTACCGCCTGATTTGGAAACAGCATCACAAGCCAACGATTACCCGCCGCCCATCCTGTCTCCCGCGCCCGCCCGTACACGGAGTCTTGGAAGGATGGTTCGGGATTTTGGACATACGATTGGTATGCCGCCCGTGCCCTCGCTGCTTGTAGGTTTGCTTGGATATCCATGGTTCTATAAGGTATCTATTATGCCAACGCCCACACATCTGCGCGAGATGCACCCTTGAACTTGTCAAGGGGGAAGAAGGGAACCATCTTCCATTGCATCGGGTCGATGAACGCTACCTTTGTGACGATGTGGTTGTAGTAGTATCGCTTGATACAGGGCTTGAACGCTTTCAGTTTGGCATTGTTCTTCAACAGCCCATAGGTCACCCGAAACTCAACTGAGGTGTTGTTGTGCTTCACCCAGTTTGGATCTGAGACATACTTGAGCAGTTTGTTCAGGAAATCTGCCCGTGATGAAGGTGGCAGATAGTGAAGATTCAGTCCTAGGAATCCTCCCTTTTGTGGATGGAGGACGATGGTGACGGGGAACTCGTCCCAAAACATGAGATCATCTTTGGTCTTGGGCATGTAGCCAAAGAAGAGCATCGTGCCAGGTGTCATCTGCTTTCTCACCAAAGTCCTGCTTTGGTTGATGTAGTGATCCTGCCGCATCGTAGTCTTGATCTTGGAAAGATTAGTCGCCAACCAACGAGTAGCGCGTTCGTCGCCTAGGTTCAGATTTGTGGTACGAGCGAACTGGTTTACTACCTTTGTTACCTGTTGTTTTGTCATTTGGCTGTCTTTCCGAAGATGTTTTCTTCAGTTAGGAGTCGGAACTTCCACCCACGATCCTCACAGTAGTCCTCTGCCGCTGCCCACTTTGCTGAGTTGACCATCCAGTTTCGGATCTCAAATAATTTGGATTTGGAGATTCGCTTTGACTTGGGTTGTTCGGGCTTCTGCGTTTGTTTCTTGGGTTTGACTTCTATCAGGCATTCTTCGGTTGTCCCATCGGGCTTTCGCAGCCGCACCCAAAAGTCAACGAAGTAGCGGTGCCGTCTACCATCGATGGGGGAAATGTAGGGAATGACAACCTCTTCCGAAGACCATTCGATCACGGAATCGTTCTCGTCGCAGAAGGTCATGAATCGCCTCTCCCATGATGAGCGGTAGAAGCACATGTTGGGATCGCCTTTGTACTTCTGCGGACGCTTCGGGGTGTACTTTCCCTTGTATGAACTTCCAGTAGCGATAGCGGTGTCTCCCGTATCTGCTATTTATGAGATGTCATCTAAATACACCATATGGCAGAATTCAGCAGCATCAAGACATACGGCGAAATCCGAGCCATTGACGGCATCCTTCGGCGCAAATCAACCGCGTTTGAAGACAAGGTGTTCAACGATGGTTGGGGTAATGTCAATAGATCGCAAGCGTCTCGCCCTGCGGGATACTACAAGTATCCATATGACTTGCTGACCGATCCCTCCCATCAAAGCATCATGTGCATTGAGATATGGGACAACAATCCACAATACTTGGCAACCAAGAGAGAAGCGTTCGCACGATTTGGCGAAAGTCTGATCGACAAGATGCGAACGGCACAAAACGCCGCAGAGCAGGATGCCTCTGCCGATCAGAAGACTGATGTAGTTGGTATGGTTGCAAACACCCTGAGCGCAGTAGTTTCGGGTGGTGGTGTGATCTTGGACACAGCAAAACAAGTATTTGCTGATGGCAATCTAAAGGGTCAGGGATTGGGGCGTGACTCTTACACAGAAGAACAAACAGGACTCGCAGGGGGCACGGCACCGATCCTTCAGCGAATCTATCTGTACATGCCAACTGGCTTGGAAGTTGGATATGCCATGGAGTATGAAGACGCAAGCATGGCAGGATTGGATGCGCTAAAGTTGCCCAAGGCGATTGGACA